CTACATTAACAGTAGGTCTTACTTTTATTGGTCTCGTTGTTGCATGGGAGTTTGGTAAAGTTATCGCAGTATGGCAATGGATTTTATCATGATTAAAGAATTAACTTTGATTGGTATGTTGATTGATCCAACAGCTGATGTTGAGTGTCTTGCTAAGAACATGTACTACGAAGCCCGTAATCAAAATCTAGCAGGTATGTTAGCTGTAACTAACGTAGTGTTTAATAGAGTTGATGATGCTAGATTTCCAGATGATATCTGTGAGGTAATTCAACAGGGTCCAACAGCTAAGAGTGTTAAAGACCCTGATACAGAGTATCCGTTACGACATAAATGTCAGTTCAGTTGGTACTGTGATGGTAAGGCTGACGATCCTATTGATCTAGAAATATATTCGTACACTAGAGGATTAGCTTATGAAATTATTGAAGGAACTTTTCCTTATCTCGATATTACTGACGGTGCTTTATTCTATCATGCTGACTATGTAAAGCCTGAATGGAGTGTGACATTTAAGCAATCACTTAAACTTAATGATCACATATTTTATAAATGGGATTGACATGATCGAGAGCCTTATGCTAGTCTTTATTATAATAAGTCTTGTAAGTATATTATATACATTATCTTCACATATACTTTATAATATATATAGATTTATATTAAATAAATATAAGAAAGAAATGTAATGACAAATGAAAATAAATTATCTCAAACAATTATATCTTACATTGAAACTGTTACTCAAGTACCCATCGATGACCTTGATATGCATCAGGTTAATGATTTCATCTACGATCTCAATGATTGGATCGATTCACAAACAATACAGGATAAGGACTAAAGGTTTTGGCAGAGCCAGATTTTCTAAAAAATAAAAATCAAACATTCTACTTTAAAAATTCTGATGATACATTCAGTTACTGGACTAATACATTTGGTGATCGTATCTTAGAAAATAAAAAAACAGGAAGATGTAAGCTTACAGTCTTTCTTAAAAAGAAAACAGAAGTAGTTGAAAACATTAGACACTTTGATAAAGCTTTAGATATTATATCAGCTATTAAATATAATAATAAGGATAAAGAAGATGGATAATATACAACTTAGTCTTGAAGATCATGAAATAAAAATGTTAAAAGAAAATGTTTATATGCTTCAAGAACAATTAAATACTGCTCATATTAGAATTAAAGAATTAACTGAGCATCTTACTTCAGCGTTAAATTTACCTTCATCTATTTCAGATAACGTACCTCCTGATTATTGGGACGGTAGTTTAACTTATGAAGATTGGTTTACTAAGTATCAACAGGACAGAGAAGCATGACAGCTATATTATATAACTTCGCAGAAGAAATGAATAAACAGTATGATAAAGGTAACGTATCTTTAGAGTATGTTATTAGATCAGAGATGCTTGAACTCGGTTATGATCCAAACAGTAAGGACGATGTTCTACAATATTGGGAGGAGTCCAAAGGAGCTTTAGAAGATGTATAAAATAGTACGAGAGAAATTAGACCTTATGAAAATAAATAAAGGTTACTGGTCTATGGATGAAGTATGTATGGAGATCATCGAAGAGTATGGTCATGAAGCAGGTGCTTTAGCTCGAACATATATCTTAGAAGAAGTATGTAAAATACCTGCTGAACAAAAATATATTGAAAAGAATATTCAAGAAGCTCGTAAACAAAAACTTAATATTAAATTGTTCGATAAAGATGTTGAACAAGTAGCTAAAGAAAGGGTATAAGTATGTATCGCCTTTGTCAGTGGATGGTAGGTGAAAAGAAAGTTCATGAAGATAATGTTGATGAAACAACTATTAATACTGTTTTAGATACATATGAAAGTTTGTTTACCAGTATGGGATTTAATCCAGTAGTCTCAGTCAACAGTCGAACTGATCTTCCTATACTAAAAGTTACAGAAAACAATTCTCTTAAAGCAACTTTGTTCTTTGAAAGGACTTAAACCAAATGAATTACAGAGAATATAAAGATAACGTAGATAGTAAGCCAGTTAAAAAAGGACAGTGTAACAGTTGTCCAAGCTCTGACGCTAACGTCACATTTGATGACGGTCATCAGTACTGCTTCAGTTGTAATGCATACACACCACCTGATGGATCAGAAACTACTCTTAAAGTCGTATCAACTACGGAGACACGTTCAATGACTAATCGTGATTGGAGTTACAACGCTCTAACTGATCGTAAGATCAAACGAGAAACAGCTAACAAGTATGGTGTACGCTCTGAGATGTATGGAGATGATGTGAAGTTTCATGAGTACCCTTATTACTCAGCTAAAGGTACTAAGATTGCATCTAAGATACGTGATGTATCAACTAAAGACATGTGGGCTGAAGGTGACATGAAGTCAGCTACATTGTTTGGTCAAAACCTTTTTCCTAAAGGCGGTAAGTTTATTACTGTCACTGAAGGTGAGTGTGATGCAATGGCAGCTTTTGAGCTACTTGGTTCTAAGTATCCTGTTGTATCAATCAAGACAGGCAGTGCTGGAGCGTCACGAGATATTAAATCTCAATTAGAATATCTTGATAGTTACGACAACATTGTTCTATCGTTTGATGACGATGAGACAGGACGTAAGGCGGCTAAACAAGTTGCATCTCTCTTCGAACCTAAGAAGGTTAAGGTCATGAAGATGGATGGCGAGAGTGGCTTGAAGGACGCTAACGATTTCCTTAAACAGAGTAAGTTTGAGGACTTCTCAAGACGGTGGTGGGCAGCTGAAGTTTATACCCCTGCAGGTATCATCAATCTAGCTGACATGGGTGATGTATTGTACGATGAGACAACGCAAGAGACTTGTCTGTATCCATGGGAAGGTCTTAACGATAAGTTGTACGGTATTCGTACTGGTGAGCTTGTAACGTTTACAGCTGGTACTGGTACTGGTAAGTCAAGTATCTTACGTGAGTTGATGTACCATATCCTTCAGACTACTGACAGTAACATTGGTGTGCTTGCTCTTGAAGAGAGTGTTAAGCAGACCTGCTTCCATATTATGTCAGTCCCTGCTAATGACCGTCTGTATCTTAAAGAAGTACGAGAGAAGTATGATAGAGAAGCCCTTCAAAACTTTGAAGCTAAGACTATCGGTACTCGTAGGTTCTTTGCCTTCGATCACTTTGGTTCTATCAGTAATGATGAAATCCTTCAGCGTGTTCGTTACATGATCAAAGCTATGGATTGTAAATGGATTTTCTTAGATCACTTATCTATTTTAGTTAGTGGTCAAGAGAACGGTGATGAACGTAGATCAATTGATATTCTAATGACTAAACTACGGTCCCTTGTAGAGGAAACCAATTGCGCTCTGCTTCTCGTTTCACATCTACGCAGAACTTCTTCTGATAAAGGTGCAGAAGACGGTAAGGAGATTTCTTTGGGACATCTACGTGGCTCACAAGCCATTGCACAACTAAGTGATGCAGTGATTGCATTGGAACGAGATCAACAAGCAGACGATCCTATCGAAGCTAATACTACACGAGTAAGAGTTCTAAAGAACCGCTATGCTGGTGATAACGGTATTGCTTGTGCCTTACAGTTCGATAAGGAAACAGGTAGGCTTACAGAAGTTGATGGACAGATCGACGTTGACTTCAATATTGAAAACGAGTATGCTGAACTCTATGGTGACGATAACAAAGCACCCTTCTAAGTATATATAATAGGTAACATACTTAGTAAGGAAGTTCTGCGAACTTACTAAGTTGTTACTATTAAAAAGAGGAGTCAGCTATGAAAGTGGTTTGCGATATCGAGACTGATGCTCTTGATGCGAAAGTAATACACTGCATCGTATGTAAGGACATAGACACTGGTACACGATGGTCATTCTTTAATGAATCACTAAATGATTTTAAAGAGTTTGCTAAAGATGTTGATCATTGGATTGGACATAACTTTCTAAGCTTTGATGCTCCTGTTCTTAATAGACTTATGGGAACATCAATAAGTCCTAAACAAGTTACTGATACTTTGATACTATCTCAGATAGACAAGCCTGATCGTGAAGGTGGTCACTCTCTTAAATCATGGGGTGAACGTATTAACGATAGTAAACTTGAATTTAAAATCTTTGATTACTTCTCTCAAGAAATGTTAGATTATTGTATTCAAGATGTTGATCTTTGCGATAAAGTTTATAAACACTTATTTAAAAAGTTAGCTAATTATACTTCTAATTCAATTCGTATGGAGCATACCATTCGGTACATTGTGAATGAACAACAATCAAATGGATTTGCTTTTAAATTTAGCGAAGCTAATATATTTAAATCACAACTCACAGAATTAATGATAGAAGTTGAGCAAGAAGTTCATAAGACTATGCGTCCTATGGCAGTGTGCTTAAAAGAAGTAACACCTGTCTATAATAAAGATGGTAAGTTATCTAAACGTAATCTAAAACTTCTTGGTGACATGCAAGAATATGTTTGTGGTCACTTTAGTTTAATTAAGTTTAATGATTTTAATCTGGGAAGCAGACAACAAATAGCTAAACAACTTATACGTAAGGGTTGGAAGCCAACTAAGTTTACTGAGAAGGGTAGCATTATTGTAGATGAATCTGTTCTTGAGAAAGTTAATTTACCTGAAGCTCAGATGATCTATCGTTACCTTATGTTACAGAAACGAATTGCCCAGCTTGATAATTGGTTAAAAGCTTACAGCTACGATAGTGGATGTATTCACGGTAGGGTAATTACATTGGGTGCTAACACAAACAGGATGACACACATGTCTCCTAACGTCGCTCAGACCCCTGCTAGTTACAGTCCATATGGTAAGGAGTGTAGAGAGTTGTTTACAGTTCGATCTGATGATCGTGTTCTTGTAGGATGTGATGCAAGCGGTCTTGAACTACGATGTCTTGCTCATTACATGAATGACACTCAGTTCACTAAAGAACTACTAGAAGGTGACATACATACAGCTAATCAAAAGATGGCTGGACTTGAGACCCGTGATCAAGCTAAGACATTCATCTATGCTTTAATTT